TCTTCTCCACCCCATGTCCCTAGTGACCAACCAAAACCCCTTGCTTGAACAGCAGGTCCAACAGGATAATAGTGTTGAACTCTAATCCCACCTGATGTTGTAGCACCAGATCCAGATTCGTTTGATGGCATTGTTATTGTTAAAGTTGTAGTAGATGGTACAGATGTTACCATAAATTTTTTGTCATCAAAATCAGATGCGCTAAAATTAGAACCAGTTATAGCAGTAAAACTATCTAATAAAATTATTTCACCTGCTGCAATGTTGTGTGCTGAGGGAAAAGTGATTGTTACAATAGGATCGTTTTGTGTAGTGCTAAAAGCATTTGTTAAAGTTGTTGTAGTTTTTATAGGATGTATGTCATGAAAAAGACCACCTGAAAACGCATATAAAATTCTGTTTGTACCTATGATTGCATACTTTCTACCCAAACTATTAATGTAGTGGTGTAGACCTCTAGTAGCTCCTGTTAAAGTATCTGTTCCTAATTGTTTCCATCCACCTATCTTTTCAGGTGTGCCATATCTAAATCTAACGTTATCGCAATCTATCCACTGGCCCTCGGCTGTGGTTGCAGATATTTGTTTATTTATTCCAGGCTGAAAACCTATTTTTTGTAGCATATAACCCCATATTCCGTATTGGTCGAACGCTTAACATATACTAGTATATCCTCTACATCAAGCTAGACTTTTAACTCATTCAAGCAATCAGGTAAACCAATTACACCAGAAATAAAAGTATTAAAAGCTAAACTTATTCTGGTATTAGTACCTTCTTTTGTCTCTACTTGATGAAGGGTGCTAGATGGAAACATCACTAAATCACCCGTGCCAACACTAAGCCACCATGTATTTGAGTTCCAAAGATTATAGTTTTCTATCTCTGGGCTAATTTGTTGATACTCTGATTTTGTGAATAAAATTTTGTCATTATTGCTATCACAATCAAAATATAAAACACCTGAAACAAATGAATTTGGATGTGCGTGCATATGATGAAACTCATTTGGCTCTGTATAATTAAGCCAAGATTGAGTTATTCTAATCTCTATTTTATTTTTAGGACAAACAATAGTTTTGATATAGTTTTCACAATGTTTTTGTAAATGCTCTTTTATATTTTTAAACTCTTTTCTATTTAATATGTAATTATCATTTGTGTTAAGATTACCTGTATTTCTAACGCAATGTTTTTTTTGTTCTTTTACAAACAATAATTCTTGATTTGTAAAACCTCTATCCATTTTTGTTTTATATACTGGTATGGGAAAAAGACTGTGTATTGTTGGTTCTTTCATTTAAAAAACCCAAGATACAAGAGAGTATCTTGTTCCCTTTGTTACTGGTTTAACTAAATGTGGATATAAAAATATTGATGGAAAAAGTAAAACATCTCCAGCTTTAAATTTTATTTCATGATCTTCAAACATTATAAACTCACCACCTTGATAATCATCATTTAAAACTCCAACAATACTTAAAAAGGGTATTCCTTTAACTTGACCATCAAATATGCTGTGAATGTGATCATTGTGTTTAGCCATAGACTGGCCTTCACTATATCTATTAAATCTAATTTTACTAAAACCTTTCCAACCAGCAAAACTTTCTCCACCAATTTTATCAATCACAACATATCTTTCTATCGCTTTCCATATATATTCATGTAACTCTTTATTATAAGTAAAATTATCACTGGTTAACATATCAAGTTCTTTGTTTCCATGCACATCACTTTCTGCATCATATGTTCTGACATTAGTCCATTTATGTCTCAACCAACCATCTTGTTTATCAAACTCAACTATAGTTTTTTCTAAAATATTTTTAGGAATCCAATTATCTAATTGTAATATGTAATTTTTTAAATTCATTTAAAAGTAATTAAAGTTTATATTAAATCTTGCTTTTTCATCTGTGCAGTTTGTGCTGTTATGTTTAATTGATGGATTAAAAAATAATGCTCTATTAGCTTTAGACTCTATTTTTTTATCTCCAATAACCGTGTAACCGTTACAATCATTTAAACCTAATATTAAACCCTTATGCTCATACTTGTAGTCAGTATGTTGTTTATGGTAAACAATTTTATCTGTTCTTGGATAACAATTACCTTTAGCTCTTATCAATGCTTTTAAATTAATTTTTTTAAACACAGGTTCTAAAACATAAAAATGATCGCTATTTATTGTGTTGTTGTCATAGAACATATGAGTAAAATATAATGATCTTGGTTCATTTTTTTCATCTTCAGTAGAAACGTTTTGTTGATAAAACCAAGAAAAATGCCAGTTTATTACTTTATCTTTTATATTATTAAAATCTGTAACATCTAAAAAATTATCAATTACTTCCATGGTTCTCCTAAAGTCCATACAACAAGACTATATCTAGTGCCACTAATTATAGGTGTTATTCTATGCCAAACAAAAGAAGGAAATACTACTATAGATCCTTGTGTTTTTATTTCGTCACATATCCTAAAATTATTTTCTGGTCTATTTTTAAAATCAAACTCTAGCTCTCCACCTTCGTATTCATTTTTATCATTAAGTAAAATTGTTAAAGATAGTTTTCTTTGTTTGTTTACAATTGTTTCATCTTTATGTTGTTTTATTCTATCTGTAACACTATCTGTGTGCCAGCCAAAAAAATTATCTTTATTATAAATTGTGAACTGTGTTTTTTCAAATGTGTGCCATTCAAAATTCCATTCAGCGTTATGATTAGCATAATTAATATATGGTGTTAAATCATCAAAAATAAATTTTTGATCTATCCAAGAAACATCACAATCTCTATTTTTACCAAGTATGTTTTTTTGATTAGCGTCATATACTTTAGCTTTTTCTTTCTTAGCATTTAAACCTAAATTCATAACTTTATTACACCAATCTTTTGATAAAGCGTCTTTAAAATAATAGTAATAGTTACTTAGTTTCATATATCTTTATACTTAAAGATATATCATATTGGTTTTATAAGTCAAAGTTTATTCTACTAATACCCAAGCAGTTCCATCCCAATCATAAACATCGGGTTGCTCTTCACCAAAGTCTGTTTGTTTAGTTCCTTGCCAGCCTTGTGTTTTTACTTTTTTTCTGTCTGATTTATGAAGATCTTCATTCCAAAATATATCGTAAAATCTTTCTTCTCCCTCATATTCATACGTTAATATACTTGGCATTGCCACCGGTGCTTCCCACTGATAAGTAGTTTCATTTAAAACCCAACTATCAAATGGTTTTATTGGAAGAAAAGCATCTCTTGCTTGGTCATACGTTCCACCAACAGTTGCATAATTTTTTCTAAAAGGTGTACCACCTAATAAATGGTTGTTTGCCCAAGTATTATATGAAGTCTGTTTCCATATAGCAGATTCATCTTTATGTAAATTTTTTAAAAAGTTTATACCAGCATCTTCTGTAGGAGCGTCGTTGTTATGAACAACAACTACTGTTTCAACTACGTTTCCTTTTCCTAATTTTGCAAAATGTGCCATAAATTATCTCCTATGCTACGTACGTCCCGCTAGCTGTAAATTGCATTATTGTATCAGATCCACTTACTGTAACCGTAGGTGATCCTGTTGTTGTGCCTGAATAGTTTGATGTTGGTACTCTTAAAATTACAATACCGCTTCCTCCAGGTCCTGCATTGTTTGAACTAGCGCCGCCACCGCCACCAGTGTTTGCTGTACCTGCAGGTTCGTTAGATGAGTTTCCTCCGGCCCCGTTAGCTCCGCCGCCAGCTCCTCCAGACCCGCTCCCTCCAGGTCCACTTTGGCCACCGCCTCCGCCGCCACCAGCTAATGTTACTGATGAACCTGTAATAGTTGTAGCTTGACCATCTCCTCCAGGATTAGCAGAACCGTTTTGAACTCCGTTTCCACCGACCTGACTAGCTCCACCGCCAGATCCTCCTGATCGATAACCTCCACCACTTGAACCGTTTCCACCGTCATTTCCTTGACCAGCAGTTCCAGCTCCACCAGGGACAACAGGTCCTCCGCCACCTTCTTGTGCAGAAACTCCGCCACCGCCAGATCCACCGGCAGATGAAGATGTGTTACTGTTATTATAGTTACCTCTACCACCACCAATTGATGTGATAGTAGTAACTCCTGGTCCAGCAATTGAACTGTCTACTCCGTTACCATTTTTGCTACCTCCAGATCCAACTGTAATTGTGTAAGTTGCACCGGGTGTTAAACTTATAGCAGGCTCTCCTGAAGCACTACCACCAGTGGGTTCGTTATTATAAGCTGCTCTAAACCCGCCAGCGCCACCGCCTCCGCCACCAAACGGAACTAGAGGTGTTCTACCGCCTCCGCCACCAGCTACAACAACCCAGTTAGCTGTGTAAGGTGCAGAAAGGTTAAAACCACCAGAGTTTGCGTCTGCTGTTGAGTTACCAGATCCAGTCAATACATATCCTTTTGTGCTGTCTGAATAAGTAACTTCTACGGCTTGCCTATTTTGAGTGGCATAGTGACTAATATCATCTAATCCTTCAAACTTATTTCCATTAGGATCTAATACCAAGTTATTACTATTCCATGACTGTGCATAATCTTTGAATATAAAAGTGTCCCCTATACTAGGAGATGCTGGTAATGTTGCTGTTACTGCACCACCAGTTGTGTTTACGAAATAACCTTCTCCCGCCGCTGCGTTAAAGTTAGCTGTTTTTACTGCTTGCCAAGAAGTTCCGCCTGCTCCTGAAAATGATAATTGACCAACACCAGTTGTACCTGATCCTGATACTGAATCT